GTATATTTAATGATAGTAAAGTTTAAGAAATTACACCCAAATGCTGTAATTCCTAAACAAGCTACAGAATTAGCTGGAGGTTGGGATGTTACCTGTACAGAAATTGTGCAGGAATCTCCTGACTTTATAATCTGTAAATTAGGATTTGCATTACAACCACCAGCAGGTTATAGAGTAATACTTGTACCTAGAAGTTCTTTTACTAAAACTAAATGGATAATGCAGAATGCCCCTGGGTGTGCGGATGCTGACTATTTAGGGGAGTACCAATATAGACTAAGAGCATTACCTATTAAAAATAATATATTAGGAACTGCTTTTGAATACCCAGAAGTTCCATTTAAAGTTGGAGATAGAATAGGACAGATTTATTTAGAAGAAGTAATTCCTATAGAATTTGAAGAAGTAGAAGAATTATCTCAAACTGAAAGAGGTACAGGGGGATTTGGGTCAACAAACAAATAATAAAATAAATAAAATTAATGGCAAGCATAGCTGTTGTAGGTAAGAGTGGTACTGGTAAAAGTACTAGTTTTGGACAATTTCCAGAACTTAATATTAAAGGACTAGATCCTAAAAAAACTGTTGTAATTAATGTAAGTGGTAAAGATTTACCATTTAGAGGATGGAAGAAATTATATACTGGAGCAATTTCTGCAGGTGGTAATTATTTTGAAAGTTCCGATGCCTTGCAAATTTCTAAAGCAATTGAATATGTATCAGCAAATAGATCTGATATAGATAATATTGTTATAGATGATGCACAATATATTATGGCATTTGAATTTATGCGTAGGGCAAAAGAAAATGGTTATGGTAAATTTGCTGATATTGGTGTAAATCTAGGCAAAGTAATTGAAGCTGCTAGAACAACTAGAAAGAATTTAAAAGTATATTTTCTATGGCATCCTGAGCAAGATAGAGAAACTGGATATAAGATGAAAACTGTAGGTAAAATGGTAGATGATTATCTAACTTTAGAAGGTTTATTTACAGTTATTTTATATACCAGAGTAATTAAAAATGCTGAAAATAAAATTCAATATCAATTTGTAACTAATAATGATGGAGAATTTCCTAGTAAAACCCCTATTGGGTTATTTTCAGAACTCTATATTCCTAATGATTTGGGTTTAGTATCAGAAACAATAGATAAATATAATGAAGGAGAATAATAATTAAAAAGAATAATAATATGAAGAATGTATCAATTAAGAAAATTAAGGAACAATTAGAAGCAGGTATGTCTAGAGAAGATATTACCAAAGAGTTGGAATTAAATCCTAGAGAGGCTAAAGTTCTATGGCAACATCCAGATTTAAAAGGTATTAAGAAAGCAAAGTATAAAGTAGAGTTAAATTTTGTTGAAGATGAACCTGTAGTAGAAACTTTAAATGCTCCAGTACAACAAAAGAGTATTGATTTTGAGTTATAATAACAAGCAAAGTAAGAAAGATTAAAGCAAATTAAATTGATAATAATAATAAAAAGAAAAGATTATGGCATTTGGAATTAATAGTTCAGAAACTAAACATTTTAATGAGACAATCCTATATACAGGAATTAGTAAGGTGAATATTGTAGCAATCAATCCTACACTAGCACAACTTAATGATATAGGATTTAAGTTTGAAAAAGAACCTGAATATCTCTCTACAGGAGATGATGGTACTAAGAAAGTAAGGATTGATGTTATTGTTAAGAATGATAAATTCAAGACAAAATTTGCATTCTTCCTAGAGAATAAAGACAGAGCAACTAAAAATGGAGACAAGTTTGAAATTGTAAATGACTTTGGACAAAGTACTTGGGCAACTTCCATTGATGAAGCTGTTAATAAACTAGGAAAGAATGACAACAAATGGTTTAAACCAGATGGTGCAAGAATTGCCAAAGTAGGGGAAGTAGCATTAATTACTTTCCTAAGAGATTGGGCAAATACAGGTGTTGAGGAAGTTGGCAAGATTGATAACTTTACAGCACTATTTAATGGTAATTTCAAAGAATTACAAGATTATGTTAGAATACTAAGTAACAACACAATATATACACTAGCCACAGTAAAAGAAGGTAAATATCAAGGAATTTATACAGGATGTTTTGTAAGAACACAATTTAGTATTAAAACTGCTGAGAATAAATTTGCTGATTTCTTAAAGAAACAAAAGGATGCAGGTTATCCTATCAAGGAATCCTATAGTTTAGAGTTCCGTGAGTACACTGGAGGAGCTATTGAACCTGATAAGGATGAAGCCCCAGCATCTACCTATAACAACTTAAATAACCAGTTCTAATGTTCATACCAAGAGAACCTCTAACCAAGGAGAATATATTTAAAAGAATCACTAGTTATGATATATTTAAGTACTACTGTTCAGGGTTCTCTAAGGTTGGAGAATTATTTAATTCAGAACTTAGAAAGGATAGTAATCCTTCATGCTGTATATCTAATATAGGAGGAGAGCTCCTATACACAGATTTTGGAGAAGGTAGTTATAGAGCAATAGATTATGTAATGGCGAAGTATCAACTAAGTTTTGTTGAAGCGTTACATAAGATAAATGCAGATTTTAAGTTAGGATTAAGTGCAACAATACCATTTAATGCTGTGGGGGGATATATTCCCCCTACAACATATGGTAAAGTGCATTTTAAAGAGAAAACTCCTACTATAATTAAGATTAAATCTAGAGATTTTACTTCAAAAGATTTACAGTACTGGAATGAATACTACTGGACTGAGTGGATGTTAAAGGAATCAAAAACAAAATCTTTATCACATTACTGGATAAATGATAATATTTTCTATGTAGATAGAGAGGAATTATGTTTCTCTTATGATTACTATTACCATAGCAACAGGTTTCAAAGGAAGCTATATTTTCCCGAAAAGACAACCTTTAAATGGATTTCTAACATGGATAATACTATTGTTCAGTTAGTAGATGTAGCACCAAAATCAGGAGATATTTTATTTATAACTTCAAGTAAAAAAGATGCTGGAATATTCTGGAGAATTCAACTAGAAAGTATGTTTCCAGATTTAGTAATACATGGAGTTGCACCTAACAATGAAGGAGCATTTGTTCCTGAAGAATGGTTCTATAAAATGAAGGAAAGATGGAAAAGAATAATAATTTGGTACAACAATGATTGGAATAAACCTACAAATACAGGTGTAAAGAATGCTGCAAAATATGCTGAGAAGTATGGTATAGAGTATTATTTCAATCCAGATAATGAACCAAAAGACCCATCTGACTTTGCTAAGAAATATGATTTAAAAGCATTCAAAGAACTATTAGAAAGTAAGATTTATTCAGTAGATAAAGAAATTATAATAGATAATAATGAAAAAGAAATTCCCTTTTAAGAGGAATGTTAAAACAGCAAAACCAGAAAATAAAAAAGTAAAAAATGCTCAAGTAACAGATTATGATGGTATAAGTTTTAAAAGTAAATTAGAGGTATTTTGTTATAAAAAATTAAAGGAAAATAACATACCTTTTGAATATGAGAAACATAAATTTACTTTATTTGAAGGATTTAAACCAACATTTCAATGTTACTTTCCAAATAAACTTGGAAAATTGGAGTTAGACTTAACTAAGTTAAGAAGTACTACTTATACACCTGATTTTGTAGGAGATTACTGGATAATTGAGACGAAGGGAAGGTCCAACGACTTATACCCTGTTAAGTTAAAGCTATTTAGAGAATTAATAGAAAAGGATGTTAAATATAAAAACTATAAACTTTTCATTGAGCCGCACAACCAAAATCAGATATTACAAGCAATTGAACTAATAAAACAATATAAATAATTATGGGATTAGATATGTATTTAACACGTAAAGTTTACGTGGGAGCAAATTATGAACACAATAATGTAAAAGGAATTATTAAATTAACTAAAGGAGAGAAAGATACTCCTATTAAAGTTAATTTAAATAAAGTAAAATATATTGAAGAAGAAGGTGCTTATTGGAGAAAAGCAAACAGTATTCATAAATGGTTTGTAGATAATGTTCAAGATGGAGAAGATGATTGCAAAGAATATTATGTTAGTAAAGAGCAGTTAAAAGAACTTATTGAAGTATGTAGCCAAGATATGAAATATTTGGATAGTTTAGAATTTAAATACTCTGATGAACAAGAAGACTTTTTTACAAAAGAAAAGTTTAAATATAAAATTTATCAAAATATAGAAGAAGGAAATTTAAATCTTCCTACAGAAGGTGGATTCTTTTTTGGTTCTACTGAATATGATGAATATTATTATAAAGATTTACAAGATACTGTTAAAATGTTAGAAGAATTGTTAGTAGAAGATTCTAATGAAGTAGAGTATTATTATCGATCAAGTTGGTAGAAAAGTATTCAAAATAAAACTTTAAGTAAGTGTGAAAAGAATATATGAAGTATTAGAAGGAGTATATACTAATGACTCTTTAAGAAGAACTATTGTTCCTCTATTTGTAGGAAATCCTGGAATAGGAAAAACTGTTATTATTGATAAATTTGCAAAGGATAAAGGAGTAAAAATTGTAGAGTTAATTACTTCCCAAATGAGTCCTTTTGAAATCTCAGGAATTGCTTATCCTGATAAGGATTCAAAGAAGATGGAATATTACAATTTTGATAAATTAGAAAATTTAGTAGATGGGGATATTCTTTTCTTTGATGAGTTATTAAATGGAAATCCTGTAGTATTAAATGCTTGTCTAACTATATTAGAGCAGAGAAGATTTATTTCAGGTAAACCTCTTCCTAATATTATGATAGTTGCTGCAGCAAATCCTCAAGGAATGGCTCCATTAACTCCTCAAATAAAAGAAAGATTTGTTTGGTATGATGTAAAGTTTAATCCTGCAATGTGGGCGGAATTTATGTTTAATAAATATGGATTAATTAAACCTATTGCAAGTAAACTTTCCACATTAATACAAAACGAGAAAGATTTTAATGGAAACAATTTCCATACTCCTAGAAGTATTGATAAAGCAGTCAATATGATAATTAGAGGAATTCCTACCCCTTATGAAGCAGAAATAAAACCAATCCTAGAGACATTAATTGAGAATAAATTAAATAAAAATGTTACATTAGAAGAGGGTAAGGAGATGGTTCCTAATGAGCAGATGTCTTGGCTACAATTAATAAGAATTAAAAATGGAATTATTAACAAGTAAAAAATTTAAATTACCTACTTTGTATTTTCTTACAAATAGGGAAGAAATAAAAGAATTGCCCATAGGAATTCCTTTCATTATGGGAAATGAAACTGATAAAGCCTATTTCATTCAATTATTAGAGTGGGAAGTTCTTTATCAAAGAGCTATACAATCTGGATTACCTTTCAATTGGGAAAAAATATTAAAGGATAATGGGTATAAACCTGTATATGGGCCCCAAGGATTTCCAGTATTCTTTGACTACAAAGAAAGTGATGTAGATTATGATAAAATAGAGGCTGATATTATTGATTTATCTTCAATTAAAGAAGATAATGGAGATTTTAAACAGTATATTAATGACTGTACTGCTATTATAGATACTAATAAATTAAAAGATTTAAAAGTATTTCCAGTGTGGTTAGATAAGATAGAAAAAGCTATTGAAACTAATATCCACAATTTTGCTATATACAATCCTAATATGTACAATAAAAAATTAGAAGGAATGTATGGGGCACTAGAATTTACTTCACCAAGTAGAAATCTAATTATATGTGATATTTCAGGTTCAATGACTAAATCTATTGCTACTTTTATATTATTGTATAGTAAAACTATGGCTGAAACTTTCTATGCTGATATATTAGTTACTGGAGGAATAAGTGTAGTTTATCCTTATGAACTAATTCATACTTTAGATGTAGATAAAGTTTATACTGAAGTGGGAAGAGGGAATGAAGGAGATATATTTAAAACTTTATTATCTGAAGAAAAAACTTATAAAACAGCAATAGTATTTGGAGATAATGACCACCCTGGAGGTTATGCTAGTAGAAATATTTCAGATGCTGATGGAAAGAAACTATGTAAATGGAAAATAGATAAGGTAATTTCATTTCATAGAACAAGTAATACTGATTTAGCAGGATATTCTAGATGGTTTACCCCAAAAGAAGTAGAAAAAATTGCAAATTGGGTTAAATATTTAAACTAATTATAAACAATTAAAACAATAATCAAAATGAGTAAAATTTTTGTAAAGAAAGAAGAATTAACACTAGTTAATGGTGGTTATGTAGTAACAGGTAAAAATGAAACTCCTGTTTACAATGAACAGTTTATTACAGTTCAAAAACATGCAGAATGGGTAGTAACTTTTGCTGAAAAAGCAAAGGGTAAAGATTTTGTAGGTAAAGTTCCAGATTCTATTGAGAGTGTTAAAGAAGAAGTAAGAAAAGCTTTATCTAGTAAAGGAGTTGAGTATATTAAAGCTCCTAAAAAGGTAAAACAAGATTTAACTGAGAAACTCCAAGAAGAAGCTTTAGCATTTATTAAATATCAAGGTGAATCTTCAAAGACTGAAAAGATTAATAAGTTCTTACAACAATTCAATATTATTCAAGAGTTTGAAGAATTTGGACTTTATTTTGAAGAAGATATTTGCAAACTAAACAAAATTTATACCATCGAAGAAATTGTAGCAGCAGTTACAGCAGTAATTGATATAATTGACTAATGTTTAACTTAACCAGGGACTAGTAGAAATATTAGTCCCTTTATTATACTATGAAAGAGCATATAGATTATGTAATAGAGTATTTAAAGAAACAACCTATAAAAGGTTGTATCACAGGTAGCTGTTTATTAGGATATTTTGAAAACCAAGATGTAGATTTATTTGTGTATGATGAGAAATCTTTCACTAAGATATTATTTAACTTGTATTATAACAACAACTTTCTTATTCTAGATCCTCTAGAAAAATGGAAATTAGACCAATATTTAAATAAAGAACATGGTAAAGCATCTTTTGGAATTACTACAATTAAATTTGTGTATAATACTTGTATACCAGTAAATGTAATATTTAAAAAAGGATGTATAAATGCTTTTTCAGTACTTGCTAGTTTTGATATTGATATAATATGTAAAGCATATGATATAGAAACTAGACAGTATTTAGATTTATCAGAAAACTTACCTAATAAACAGGCTACTTGGAATAAATGGAATACTAATTTCTATGACCCTGAATTATGGCAAATTGGTAGAATTCTTAGACAATTAGAAAGAGTAATTAAATATCATAAAAGAGGATATAATACTGATGCTGTATGTATTAAATATATTGAATTAATTGATGAAGTACAAAAATTTCAGAATATATTTAATTCAAATAATTTTAGTGAAAAATTGGCAATAAGAAAAAGTAATACTAAAGTAGTTAAACAGATATGTGAAGTTTGGTTGAAAACTCATGAAATATCAGATGAGCAGTTAGAATTATTAAAGGAAAAAATTAAAGAAATATAATATGAGTGTAACAATAGATGATTTATTGAATTCTTTGCAAAATCCAGATAAGCCTAGTAAGTTAGAAAATACTAGAGAAACTTGGAGTAGAATTGGAAATAAAGAAAAGTTTGAAGAACTTGGATTAGAAGGAAGTGAATTAGATGATTTCCTAGCAGAATGGATTAGTGAAAACCCTTATAATAACCTATAATTATGACACAGGTAGAAATAGTTAAGAAGTTTATTGAAGATAATAAACTAGATTTTTCAGGTAGAGGTAGTGAATTAAATGGTAATTGTACTACACTAGCAGGATTTATTTGTTATGTATTAGATAAAGACCCAGATAATTATCTTAGTAGTCATGGATATGAAATCATATCTGAATTAGATATTAGTACTGACGCTGCTGTTGAATTAGAAAGAGTATTTGAGTATGCTTATAACAATTATTATGAAGAATTCTGGAAAACTCCAGCAGCAAAAAAAGAATATATATTTTAGTTATGCGTAGTTTTTTATTAAAAAATAAATCCCCCATTGTTAAGTGGGGGTTAATTCCCGATGGTGTGATGTATCAAGGTAAAATTCCAGAAGGGTATAATTTAGCAATTTCACCTACTCCTGGAATTATAATAGTAGATGTAGATGTAGATATAGAAAAAAATAAAAATGGATTTGAAAATATACCACACAACTTATTAAAAGAATTAGAGACTACATTTAATTATTCTACTAAAAGAGGTGGAAAGCATTACTGGTTGAAATATACGGGAACTAAACATTTGGGGAATAAAACTAGTAATAAAAGTATTGATCTTAGGACTGAGAAAGGCTATGTAGTATATTGGCATACAGAACCTATAGAGAATTGTTTAGGTAGAATTAAAGAAACCTCTGAACAATTAAATGAGTGGATAGAAGGATTGTTTTGTTATAAAGTTAAATAAAATAATGATTAATATAGAAGATTTAAATAAAATTCAATCTCCTGATAAAACTGCAACTTATATACCAATTTTACATAAAGATTTAGCAGAATTAGTATTGGAAGAAGGAGATAAACACGGATTTAAAATAAGAAATACTGACTATAGTATTGCAAAAGAAGGCAATATTATGAGAGGTATTTTTGCATTTATAGGGGATGATCCTGCAATGGATATGCAAGTAGGTATATTAAACTCTTATGACAAAAGTAAAAAGGTTACAATTGGATTAGGAAGTCAAGTATTTATTTGTCAAAATGGAATGGTTAGTGCTGATTACACAATGAAAAGAAAACATACAGGAAGTGTTGAAGATGATATTAAATACATGATTAGAGAAGGAATGAAAAATTTGTATGATGAATACAGAAGAAATATACAAGTTAGAAATAAGTTATTTGAAATAGGGGTATCTAAATCTAAATATGCAGAATTAATTGGTAGAATGTTCATAGAAGAAAATATCATTACTCCTACACAACTTGGTATAGTAAAAAGAGAATTTAAAGAATCTAAACTATTTCCAGAACCTACAGCTTGGAGTATGTATAATCATGTTAGTCAAGCATTAAAGTTTGGGCATCCTGCTAATTATATTGAACAGCATATAGGATTACACAAATTTATGTTAGAACATTTTGAATAATGAGTAAATTAGCAATTATAGATGGAGATGCTTTAACGTATCATTCCAGTAAAGATTCTATACATGAATCTATAGAAATTATAGATGAGAAAATTCAGAATATTTTTATTCAAACTGGAGCAACTCATTATGTACTTTTTATTTCAAATAGTCCCTATTTTAGACACCAAATATCCTCAGAGTATAAATCCAATAGGAATAAGTATAAAATTCCTTTAAAGTGGCTTAAAACACTTAAATCTTATTTGATTGAAAACTGGGGTGCTCAAAGTATGAATCTTGTAGAAGCAGATGATTTGTGTGCATATTGGATGAATAAAGACTTATGTATAGCAGATGATGATAAAATAGAACCTAGAGAAGTATTTCAGGATGCTTTAGATTATTGTGTGCAAATGAAATTACCCACATTTAAATTTGAATCTATAGAAAAAGTTCTATGTGCTGTAGATAAAGATTTATTACAAAGTATTCCTGGTAAACACTTCAATTATACTTATAAATTAGAAGATAAGACTAAACCTGAAGATGTAATTAAAGGTTGGTGGGTTGAAACTAAAGTTAATTCTGCTATGAATTTTAAATTTCAACAACTTATTTGCGGGGATTCTACAGATGGGATAAAAGGTGTTGAAGGAAAAGGGCTTAAATACTTTGAATCTAAATTTGCTTCTTGGGATTTATGTGAAGTTTTTGAAGAATATCTATATAAATATGGACAATCCAAAGGTATATTTGAGTTTCAAAAGAACTATAGACTTCTGCATTTACTAAGTACAGATGAAGATTTCCTTAGAGAAGTTC